TGCGCCCGCGCTTGCGCATTTCTTCGCGCTGCCAGCGCACGATTTTCCAGATGAAACGCTATGTCTGGGACAATTACCGCCGCGCTGACGAACGCGACATCAAGCAGGTCCCCAAGCGCAAGAACGATGATTTCCCGACCCTGCTTAAATATCTGATGAATACAAATCCGAGCTTCAATTTGTTGCAGCGTGGCGCTCCCGTCATCCATTACGGGCGCGGCACCGCGAGGAAACGGGCATGAGGATTATCCCTCGTTGGCATGAGCCGTACGAACCGCCTGCTAAGAAGTTTGTCGCTGATGTGCGCGCCCATCACAACATGGTCGCGCTTATCCGTGGAATGCCGAAAAATTGCGTCGCTATCACGTTGCGCCCAAACGGCGCAATCAGTACAGCGAACGCCGAGCGGGCCGCACGCCGCAGAGGTATACGGATTATTTGGTTGGCGCGATTGAGCGAGAGGGCGCGATAAAATGGCCTACACCGATTCCGCCGTCACCAAAATACCGCCGCCGCGAAGGCGCAAACGCAATTCGATCAGCGCGAACGAGTCCGAAGAAATCGCCAAGCGCGTTACGAAATTCTGGGACGACGAATGGATCAACCGCCACGGCTCGCGCGAGGCGCGCAAGCAGCGCTATGCCAAATATCGCCTATGGTCTGAGGGCACGGATTGGCCGTGGGACGATGCGGCCGATATCGCCATCCCCGACATGCTTCAAGATTCGCTGCGCGTTCAAGATACGCTCGTAAACGCGGTCATGTCGCAAAGGCCGCCCGTCGTGGCGAAGTCCAATCATAAGGACGGCGAGATCAAGCAACCGACCATCGACCAATTGCTGAATTTTCAGTTCTTCGTGGAAAACATGGGCGAGCTGACCGTTGGCGAAATGGCGGAAGCCTTCGTGAACGATCCGGTCTGTACGGTGTACACGCCATGGGTGCGCGAGAAGCGCAAAGTCGGCACGGTTTTAATCTTCGATGAAATACCGCCCGATGAAGAAGCCGCAGCTTACTTTTTCAAGATCGTGCGCAATGAATTCCCGGCCGCGCGATCCATCGATGCGAAGGCTGGCGGCTGGGATTGGACCGTCATCGATGCCAAGGGCAAGGAAAAGACCGTCTGTTTTTACACCGATCCCGCCGAACAGGTGGAAATGGTCGTAGAAGAAGACGCCATCGTTTTCGACGGCCCGCGCCCGTTTGTGAAGGATTACGATGATGTGGCCTATCCCGGCCGCTCGGCCAATCTGCAAATGCCGAGCCCATCGAATCCGAACGGCGCACCCTATGTGATCCTGCGCGACAAGCCGACGCTCGCCGAGCTGAAGCGCCTCAAGAAATCCGGCTTCTACGATCTTCCGTCTAAAGATGAAATGGATCGGCTGGCGAACGTCGCGGGCACCGAAACGGCAAACCCGAAGGAAGAATCGCAGCAACAGAAAGACGATCTCGCGGGCACATCGGCCGCCGCGACCAAGCCGCTCGACACGGCGCACAAGCGGCTTACGCGGCTGGTCTGCTTCGATACCTATGACATCGACGGCGACGGTATTGAAGAAGACGTTGTTTTCTGGGTTATTTACGAGACCAAAACCTTGCTCAAGGTGCGCCTCTTGTCGGACCTCTATCCCGGCAACCCGCCGCGCCGCCCACTCGACGGCGCTTCCTTCCTTCCGGTCGGCGGCCGATACGACGGCATGAGCCTGCTCGAAACCATGGAATCGATGCACGACGCGGTGAAAATCCTCGCGGATCAATCGCTTAACGCAAATGACTTGGCTATTTGCTCGCCCGGCTTTTATCGGCCTGCGGGCGGCATGAACCCCGAAGTCTTAAAAATCTCACCGTTCACACTTTCGCCTCTGCAAAATCCGCAACAGGATGTAACCTTTCCGCCCATCGGCAATCCGCAGGGCGTGGCGGCTGCGATGAATCTCATTTCGATTTTCGGCATGTGGCAAGACAAGCTGACGATGGTGACCGATCACAGCTTCGGGCAAGTCGCGCCGGGCAGCTCATCGGCGCTGCGCACCACCGGCAACATGGCGCTCGTATCGGGACAGAACGAGGCGCGGCCGGAACGCATTCTGCGCCGCTTCTTCCTGATGCTGACCGGCGTTTGGACTCAAATGCACCGGCTCAATCAATCGTTTCTGCCGAAGGGAAAGCAGTTCCGCATCGCAGGCGTGACGCTGCCGGGTTCCGATCCATATATAAAGGTGCAAGATAGCGCCGCGATCTCGGGCACCTTCCAATTTACCTTCGATGCGAACGTGCTCAACACGTCGAAAGCCTCGCTGCAATCAGCGCTTCAGCAAATCATGGGCGCGCTGTTGACGCCGCTGTTCGTGCAGGCGGGCGTCGTCAAGCCGGATAATATGTACCGGATGGCGCTCGATTACGGCCGGGCCTTCGGGCAGGACATTTCGGCCTATATCTCGACCGCCACACCACAAGCCGACATGCCGCGCATCCTGGCCGAGCAAGCCATCCTGCAAATTATGAATACGCAAATGCCGTTCGGGCTCCCGGCCGAAGCTGGCGGCGTGCAAGAGCATATCGAAAAGATGACGGAATTCGCCAAGTCCGACGAATTCGGCCATTTGCAGCCGGGACAATTGCCGATCTTCAAAACCTACATGCAGCATTTGGGCGTTCTGGCGCAGCAAGAACAACAGCAGCAGCAATTGCAACAGAACGCCGCACAGTTCCAGCAACAGCGAAGCGCTGGGGGAAATGCTGGAAAGCCGGGCGGCGGTGCTCCCCCATCAATTCCGCCGTCCGGCCCACCGCAGCAGCCGCCGCAAATCAGCGGGCCGGGCGAGCTGATGAATGAAAGCCTGCCGGGCGCGGGCGGGGGCGCGAACCAATGAACTACGACAAGGAAGATTTCGACCGCGATAAGAAGCTGCGCGACGCCACGCCTAGGGAAGCCCGGCAAAATCTCACCATGATTCAGCAAGCCGGGCTATCGGCGGAAATGCTGACCGGCGATCCGCATTGGGACAAATATCTCTCTTATTTGCAGGCGGCGTTGAACAGCAATCGCGCGGCGCGTGACTCTTATATGAACGATCTCGCGAATCCGACGCTGGTAAATAATGAAGAAGTCGCCAAACGCCGCATCGCCGTCATGCGGCTGAACGAGCGCATTGAAGTGCTGAATTTCGCCATTACGCTTCCCGGCCATTTGATCCGGCTCGGCGCGGCGGCCGACGTAAAGCTGAAGGCGCTTCCCGAAATCGAGATAGGGCAAAACGATGGAACGGCTGACCGCCTATGAAGAAAAAATCGAAGCGCAAGCCACGCAAGACCTATGCGACGCGCTGGTTCGCGCATGGGGCGGCGTGATGAAGGCGCACGGCGAAGACCCGCACGGCGTTGTTGTAATGGCGGCTGGATTTTCCTTGGCGATCAAGGCAATCGAGAAAGAATTTCCAGCCTTCGGGGCAATCGTCCGCGAGCTGATGAAGAAGGACGCGCCGCCATGAATTTGTCAGAGCCGGTAATCATCGTGCGGGGGGTAGCATGGCAATTGTGCCCCACTGTATTCGAGCGCCTGCGAAAGATGGCGCTTGACAAATTTGAAGGAACCGTGGAACTGAATATGGTGCACGGACAGATACGCAGCTTTATCATCAGAGAGCGCATCGAAATTCCGAGGCACGAAATACTGTAAGACGACGGACATCGGACAATCCGACCCCGCACGGCGAAGGCCGCAGCGGGGTTTTTTGCGTTTGGGGAACACATGCCTTCGGTTCCAGACAAAAAGGGCGTCGCTGAAGCTGATCCCAACAATCCAGAGGGTGAAGGTTCGCCGGGTGCCGCCGACCCTGTTGAAATCGAAGGGCTGAAGGCCGCGCTAAAAGCCGAGCGCGAGAAACGGCAGGGCCTCGCAACGCAGCTCGCGCGCGTTGAAGGAACTGTTGAAGGTTTGAAAAGCGGCCAACAGCCCAAACCCGACGCGCCCGCGCGCGTCTACACGCGCGCCGAGCTGCGCGCGATGGTGACGGCCGGGCAAATCACCGAAGATCAAATGGATTCCCAGCTCGAAATGCAGCTTGAGGCAAAGCTTGCGGCCCGCGTCGATTCCACGACCAGCGCCGCCGCCGTCCAAGCGCAGGCCGCCGCCACGGTCGAAACGCAAATGGCGGCGTACATCGACGCGCATCCCGACCTTCTGGACACCGAAAGCGATCTTCGCGCCAAGGTGCAGGAAGAATTCGATTACCTCGTGGGCGTTTGCAAAGACGATCCCAAGGACAAACGCACCGAACTGAAAGCTATCCGCTCTGCGGTTGGCGCGCTCGCGCCCAAGGGGCGGAAGAAAGAGCCCGAACCCAGCGAAGAAACGGGCGGTTCCGATGGCGCGCCCGCCAAGGGCGGGGCTGATGACGGATGGGCCAAGGGGCTTACGGCCGCGCAAAAGGCGCATTACCAAAAGAAGATCAATCAGAACATTTACAAGGGAACGAGCGACAAGAATCTGCTCGCCGAAGTCGCCATCGCGCGACGGCAGCGCGAACAGAAAGCCGTCCACTGATGCCCGCGCTGCATCTTAAGCCCTGGACCGAGGAACGCCTCACGGAAGCATCCGAGCATACCGGGCGCAAGTCCGGTCAATCGGCCGGTGCCTATGTGCTCGATCTCGCCGCGCTGCAAAAGGCGATTCTGCTTTGCGATGGCTGCGTCCCGAAATTCGACGCGCGGCGCGCGGGCTACATCAACGATCCTGACTTACCGCTGGTTTCCGGCGCTTGCGATGGCTGCAAAGTGACCGACCGCAACCGACGCCTATTCGTCCATTACCGCAACGTGCCGCGATGATAGGAGCGACCCGATGAAGTTTGCCTATGATCTTGGCGGCGCAGCGCCGCATATGAAGCGCTTCCAGATCAACGCTTCGTTGCTCACGCCGGGCGTGCCGGTGCTTAAGGGCGGTGCCAACACCACCGGCATTGTCGCTTGCACGACGGTTGCAGCGGTCGGCGTGGTCGGCGTCACGGTTGACGCGGCGGCGCTTGTCACCGCGCAGCAGGTGGACAATTCCGATCCAGAGCGCACGGTCGGCGTCATCATCAATCCATCCGGGGTTTACCGCGCCAAGCTTTCGGGCGGCGCGGCCGAAAATACCGCGCTGACGCGCACGCCGGTTTCGACGCTTTCGGCCGATGGTCTCACGATCACCACGGCGACCGATTGGTCATCGCCGCAATCCGATGAAGGCGTGGTTTACGGCTATGACGGCGCAAACGCTGGCAAGGGCCGCAAGATCATTTCGACATCGATCACGGCGGCCGTGGTTGGCGTCGCCTTCCCCTACGATACGGTCGTGGGAAATAATTTCCTGCGCATCCCATTTTGCGCCGCGCCTTACGGCTACGAGTCGCATTTTGTCCAGCTCACGACGCTGTTGACGCAGATCGATGCGAGCGTGGCGGTGAACACCACGAACGTCAATTTCCGCGTGGTCGAATTGGAACTGCGCGATTTCGGCGGCGATGGCGCGACCAAAAGCAACGCACTGATTATCGCGAACGGCTCGGTTTGGTCTGCCGGTCTCGTGGTCTAGGAGGAAGCGATGCCAGTTCCCAGCACATCCGGCAATTTCGGCGATCTCTTAGACCCGCGCTTTCAGCGGATTTGGGAAGAACAGGTTAGCCGCGAGCAAGACACCGATATGATTCCGACGCTGTACGGTTCGCCCGGCGACAATGGGCGGCCTGATATGCGTTGGTCCAGCGTCGGGGCCTTCGGCGATTTCGCGCCTTTCACCGGCAACGTGACCTATGACGACATGGCGCAAGGCTATGACGTTATTCAAACGCACATTGAATTCGCGTCAGGCTTTCAAGTCGAGCGCAAGCTGTACGATGACGATCAATACAACATCATGGACAAGCGCCCGGCCGGTCTAGCGACCGCAGCGATGCGGACCCGCCAGAAGCACGCGGCGCGAATCTTCAACAATATGGCATCGGTCGATACGCTGTTTTCGGTCAATTCCGAAGGCGTCCCGCTGTGCTCGACCGGGCACCTTACCAACGCTGACGGCGTGGACACGTCCACCGGTTTCAACAATCTCTCGACCACGGCGCTATCGGCGACCTCGCTTGCGGCGGCCCGAATTAAATTCCGCAATTTCCGCGATGATCGCGGCAACCGCTACAATTCGATCCCCGACGAAATCATCATTCCGCCCGATCTCTACGACGTGGCTTTTGAAATCATAAAGTCGGCGGGCAAGCCGGACACGCCGAACAATAATCGCAACGTCCATGAAGGCGTCTATACGGTCATCGAATGGAACTATCTCACCGATACGAACAATTGGTTCTTGGACGATTCCACGCAGCGCAAACAGCATTTGCATTGGGTTGATCGCGTAGCGCTGGAATTCGCCTACGCCGAAGACCTCGACACCATCATCGCAAAATGGCGGGCGTACATGCGCTATTCCCCGAGCTGGGACGATTGGCGCTGGATTCTCGGCAGCAACGTGTGAGCGCAGCCATGCCAAACGGATACTTCAATAATCAGGTGCGGCAAGGGCTCAAGGGCGGCAAGGGCGCGAGCATCGGCAAAAAGGGCGGTGCGTCATCCCCCACGCTGAATTTGAAACCGGGCTTCAGCACGAGCGCGCCGGGCAAAAAACAGAAAGACAGATCGGCGGGCGTCAAGCGCGCCAAGATTTACCCAGATAGCGACGGGCTCTAATGGAACTGCATGTAACCGGCGACACGACCAATTTGCTGAAGCCGACCCAAGTCGCCGAAGCCAAGGAAGAATTGGCAGGCATCGAAGCGACCTTGAACGCGCCGCCGCACATCCGCTCGCGGATCAGCGACCCGCGCCAGATGCAGAAGCGCCGCCAAGCTTTGCGTGGCGAGCTGGAACAGTACACGCCGCGCGCCTACAGCAAGTCCGAGCTGGACGCCGCTATTAAGGAATTCAATGGGCTCGCCGACTTCATTCGTGAGGGAATGCCGTCTTCGGTCACGATGCGGCGCAATCCGCCCGGTGCGGTCGGCTCGCAAATCTCTTGGGAAAAGCGCACCGAAAAAGCGGTGCTGCGCTACAAGCACATTGCCCTTCGGTTGCTCGCGACCGGCGCGGTGCCGGACAATCTCAAGCACGGGAACGATATCGGCAGCGTCGAGCGCCTTCGGCCGCTGGAAGATTCCACCGATCCGTCGATGGAAGGCGCGCAAATCCCGAAGACCACGGATTACCATTTCGGTGCCGACGTCGCGAATTCCGTCCTGTTCAATGACGCGGAAATCGCGGCGGCGAACGAGCTGGACCCGGAAATAGCTGGCGCGCTCGCGATCATGGATTCAGATCAGCGCGCCATCCTGAAAAAGCACATTCAAGAGCTTCTTAACCAGCCCGGTGCGGAACCGACGAACGCCGAACGCATGGCCTCGTGGAACAACATCACGCGCGCGGCCTCAAAGGCAGGCATCAAAACCTTCGGCCGCAAGCGCGAGGAAGTGCTTGCCGATCTAACCGCCGCTGGAATTTCGGTTTGAGGGGAATGAGCGATGCTCTTTGCCGAGAATTTCGAAAGCGGGACGAAGGGCGGGTTTGATTCCGAAACCGACACCCAGAGCCAACTTGACATAGTGCATTATCGCACGCTTGCGGCCTATCCTTGGCCGGGCTGCGTGCCGTATTCGGGCGCTTACTGTATGCGCTTCGTTTTGTCGGGCGGCACCGCCGACGCCACATACAGCGAAGGCTCTATCGACATCGGCAACGCCGTCACCGGCTATTGCCAATTCGACGTGTATTTTTCGCCAAGCTTCACGGCAACGGCGGACGACATTTTTTCGCTGTTCGAATTGCAGGGCGCGGCGGCGGCGATCACCGGCTCAATCGGTGCGCGGATCACGGCGGCGACGGGCGCGATACAGCTCGGTATCGGTTCGGCTGCATCGGCTGCGGACCCGGCGAGCTTTGCCGCTGCGCCGATCCAGCGCGGCGTTTGGTACACGGTCGAATTGAAATATGTCTGCCAAACGGGCGGCACCGGCACGGCCGATCTTTACATCACGCGCGACGGCGACCCGATCCAGCAAACGCCGCAAGTCTCTATTTCTTCG